CGGGCATACTACAATTCACCTACGAAACTCGTTCCTCGTTTCTCCGGGAATACTACAATTCACCTACGAAACTCGTTCCTCGTTTCTCCGGGAATACTACAAAACCACACACGTCTTTTTCTGCAGTAAAAGCACGTGCAATAATCTTCGAACACCTACGCTTTGCGTCGTTTAAGGCGTTCTCACAATACCGTTTTTTTAGAGACCTCCGGGGAAACCGACGAGGTTGAATCCAATACCCATACCGGCGCCGGATCTGGACGAATTGGCGAAAGCAGGGGCAAAGACGTCAAGAACACTGAAAGTTGCGGCAGCAGTTAGTGCAATAATAACAATCTCTTCGACCTTGAGTGAGTGCTTGGGGATGGCATATGCCGCAATAGCGACCATAAGACCTTCGATTAAATACTTGATGGCACGTTTAACGAGTTCTCCGAAATCAAATACGTTACTCATGTTAAGCAATTTATATATTATACAACAACAAAAAAAAACCGGATAATAAAACCCCCTAAACCCCAATTATAAACAAATAGTAAAACTACATAAACAATATTCCTAAATATCATTCATACCCCCCATCAAAATGTCCAAATCCGGAAGTTCTCATAAAACGTCATTCGAACAAAAACAATTGCCAAACGGAAAACCCAATCCCAAATATGTTGATTTATGCGACGAAGATGCGGCTATTGCCGGACAAAAATTTGCGTGTTTGTCTTTTGTGTCTCCCGAAAAGATCCTAAAAAAGCGTGAAACGTTTTTGTTCGACCAATTTGTAAAACAATGGGATTTTACAAAATCGATGAATAAATACTTTGATTTCCTAAATTTTATTGCGTACAAGTATTCTCTCAAAATCGACGACTTAAGTGCAGATTTTAACGAATTTGTCAAAGAAGAAGGCAGTAAATTAAAGGAAAATGGTGCGGAAGATGACTATAAAAATTTCATCGATAAACATGAAGATGAGTTGAACGAGAAGTTCAACCGAGAACACACCTTCCAAACATCAGTTAGAGGGTTAAAAGTTCGCGGTGTTTTCCCTACACAGGAAGAAGCAGAGATGAAGTGTAAAAAGTTGCGAGAATTAGACCCCAATCACGATATTTATGTTGGACCTGTTGGGATGTGGATTCCTTGGGATCCGGATGCTTACAAGACTGGACGAGTCGAGTTTATGGACGAAGAATTGAACCAATTACACAAGGAAAAACTCAAGAACGAAGAAAAGGCAAAACAGGATTTCAATGCTCGAATCCAAGAGACCAAGAAGAAGGCAATCCAGGAAAATATCGAGAAGGCAAGCAAATCGGGTAATGTTTTAACCCAGACATTGGATGAAGAAGGCAATTTGATTGGCGTGAGGGATAAGATTAATTTCGACGAGAGAGAAGAGGCAAATGCCGATGTGCGTCAAGAATTGTTTAAGCAGGCTGCTGAAAACGAATTGAAATTGAAGGCACAAAATGCCGAAGAAACCGGTAAAGAGAAAGAGAAGGAAGAATAAATGTGGAGTTATACCGAGTGATGGATATATGCATGATAGTATGAACATTATCCTTCGATGGTAAACCATCTCCGGTTATTCCTCGAACACCTACGCTCGTGCCTCGCTTTTGCGTAGCTTAAGGCGTTCTCACAATTCACCCCTCAAGGAAGGGGTTGTAGGGGAAACCTTGGTTTCCCCTCACCATTTGGTCTTCTTCACATTGATTGCAGGTCCACTGCTGCGTTTTTTGGATTTGCTGGCGTCGTATTCTTCGCCATCATCATCATCACCCATATTTTTCGAAATTTCCCAGAACTCTTTACTGCCTAACTTGAAATCGGGGCGATTTTCTGCTTTATACCAAAAGATTTGGTCGTTCAGTTTATTCGATTTGGCATTGTTATTAATGACTAAACATTCATAATTTTCGGTGGTTTGGTCCATGACGGAACTGAACGATTCGAGAGTAGGAAACATACTAGCATAGTTTTCCCAAATACGTTTTCGGTTGGTTAAATATGGTTCTCTCAAAATAAACACATAATCGATATTGGTTCGCAGGTTCGGTGGAATACCGAGAGGATACTGCATCGTAATAATGAGCATCACTTTCCAGTGACGCCCATTCATAAACAACAAACGCATCATTTTATCACGTGTCCAGGTTTGGTCATATAAACAATCGTCCAAAATCACAAATGCACGAGGGTCAATTGCCGATTTTCGGTATGTCTCGATTTCTTTATTGACTTGTTTTAGAACTGCTTTTTGTCTTCGCAATATGTTTTCAATGAGAACCGTGTTATATTCATCGTGAATAAATAATTTCGGGACATGTGCAGCGTAAAACCCGTTTCCGGCTTCTGTTCCGGAAATCACTGTACCAATCGGCACATCTTGGTGATGATATAATAAATCACGCACCAAATACGATTTACCAGTATCACGTCGTCCAATCATAACAATAACCGGTCCTTTGTTTTCATCGGGTTTAAACGTAATTGCACGCATATCGAATTTCTTTAATTCCAAGTTCATTATGTAATATAGGAAAATGGGTATTTACTATATTTAGATACAAAAACGCAAGTGTATGAACGTAGGGGCATACGTTTAAACCCAACCTTTTAAATGTGAATTCCTAAATATATACTCGAACTATTTTTTACACCATCAAATCAAAATATGTCTATTACGATTTCATATAAAAAAGAGAGTCCATTAGAAATCGAACATTTAGCAAAACAATACGACATTGATTGCGGGACAAATAATGAAACCCTCTCTGAACATAAAGGGATTCCCAAATACAATCCGTTTCGTATTGAAAATCTCCAAAATTATAATCCATTATACTCTCGATTTTTCGAAATGACACACTCAAATTACAATAAGATTACCCTAAACCAAACCTATGGAATTCGCAATAAACAGTTGGTTCATCGAGAGACCGGCGTTCCGCATGATGCCCCTATTTTTTTCAAATTTGCACCATTGTTAGACCCGATTCGATATATGGTAGGCAAATACGACTTACAAGACCCCTTATTAAAAATACTACCTACCATCAACGCATACAATACTCTCGAAACATGTTTCCCCAAAATTGCCGACCCTAACAATGTTTCCTATGTCGATTCCTTTTTTTGTTATTTATCCTCTCAGTTATTGGAAAAACACAACGTATTTAACGCAGTCGATTTCTACGGTTCGTATTTAGGTATCCAAGAATTGTTTCGGGTGGATGTTACGGACGACATTGAATATTTACAATCTTCGCCATTCTATTCACAAAATCTAAACCGTGAATTTTTTGTGGAAAATTACGAATATACTAAATACAATAATGGTTCAAAAACCAATCGCCAACGCATCCAAATTAATAATAGTTCGAGAGACTCTCGTATTTCTGTAGGTGCAGAAACATTAGATATAGAACCCATCGAATACACACAACAAGAAGACGTCCAAGTTTCCGGGTCTAAATGCATTGAAAATACGGAAACTGTGAGAACGCCTGAGCGATGTAGGAGCGAAGGTGTTCGAGGAATACCCGGAGAAGAGTTATCTTCGAAGGTTATTGTATATGAAAAACAAGGTGGAAATCATCTTCGCAGTATTGCATCGTCGGCAAGTAATTCTACCCAAAATTCACACGAATTAAACTATAGTTCAGGCGAAGACGAAGATGAACTTCCGGATATACCTTGTCAGGATCAGGATCATGAGGAAAAAATGTGTAAAAAGGAATCGACCAACGAAGATGAACCAGAAGAAGACGAAGAAGAAGATGACTATGAAACCGTTTCAACCGAACCAGATGATATATATGCATATATTCGCAATTTTCCCACACAAATGATATGCTTGGAACGGTGTGATGGTGTATTAGACGATTTATTCGAAACGGAAGAATTCGATGAAGACCAAATTGCGGCCTGTCTGTTTCAGATAATCATGACACTGATTATATACGGAAAAGCATTTCAATTTACGCACAACGATTTACACACGAATAATATAGTATATATCGAGACTCCCGAAAAATTTGTATATTATCGTTTCCAATCGAAATATTATAAAGTACCGACTTATGGACGCATTTTCAAAATCATCGATTTTGGAAGAGCAATCTATCGATTTCGTGGAAAAGTGTTTTGTAGTGATAGTTTTGCCAAATGCGGAGATGCTTATTCCCAATACAATTGTGAACCCTATATGAATAATGATAAACCCCGCATTGAACCGAATCCAAGTTTTGATTTGTGCCGTTTAGCGTGTTCTATGTATGACATTGTGTTTGACGAAGACATAGACCCAAATGTAGACAAATTAGACCCATTACAAGAGACTATTTTGCGATGGTGTAGCGATGATAATGGCAAAAATGTATTGTATAAACGTAGTGGCGAAGAACGATATCCTGGATTCAAATTATATAAAATGATTGCACGAAATGTCCATAAACATACTCCCGAAGCACAATTGAAATTCCCGTATTTTGCACAGTTCGAACTCTCGAAAAAAGCGAAATCCAATGCGGATATGTCCAAAATAAATAAACGATGTATGAATATTGACGAATTGCCAAGTTATTGCGTAACTTAAGGCGTTCTCACAAAGGAGGAGGGGGGTTAGGAGGGAACGTAGTTCCCCTCCCACCAATGCGTTTAAAAAAAGTCTAAAATGTATGTCCAAAAATATATATTTTAGGCAAAACAATCACCCAGAATGGAAAATATAGTTACGATTTCGATTGTAGCAACCGTGTGTTTTTGTATTGCCAAATTTGTGGAAATGCGGTTTATTGATAAAGAAAAAGAAATGAAACCGTTAAAGTTTTTCGTAAGAGATGCTATTATTGTGTTTATTAGTGTTGTGATTTCGGTATATGTCTATGACCATTTGAGTGGCACAATTGGCGAGTTAATGAATACCGTTACCGAAACCAAGATTTTAGACACCAAATCCACCGAAGTATTTACGGATGTTCCCGGGTTTTAACCCATTTTTATAACAAGTTTTTGTTTATAGAAGTTGGTAATCCATGACCGAATACAATCATGTATATCAATACAAACGCAGCAATCAAAATGCTTCGATTTTCGGCAACCATTTGTGGTTGTTTCAGTATAAAAACCATAAAGAGGTATAATACAACACCTATTATTAGGGAATGTAACACCATCATACGACCACTTTCCATTTTTCTATATATGATATACATTCTATATAGAAAATTATTTTGTAGTATTCCAGGAGAAACGAGGAACGAGTTTTTGCTTCGAAGGTTATTATAACTCCTCGAAATCAAGAGTTAAACTATCTACCGAATTACTTCTTCCAGATTTATTAGTGGGTTCATCTAACATATCAAAATCCGTCATATCTAAATCGATGTTATCGTTTGTGTGAATACGGATACGTTCAGCATCTTCCGTTTCGGAATCATATCTATCTCGTAAAGAATTTGCCGTTGCAATCTGTTCTAATCTCTCGATTGTTTTGGGAGCACTTACTTCTTTCACTTGATTATTCGAATCCACTACTTTATCGTAATCGGTAAAAGATAAACGGGTCATTACGGGTTCATTGTCCACATTCTGGATTGCAGGAACAATTGCCGGTGGAGGTATTTCGTCCGGAATAATTGGTTTGGACGTTTCGTCGACATTTCCAGCATCATTTTCGTCACTTTTATTTGCCGGGTCTTCGTCACCACCATTTTGGTTTTTGGAGGAGGGGTCTTCAATGGGTTCAATAATGACTTCCTCTTCTTGTTCCACGGATTCGTCCATATACGCACGAATAATGGCTTCTGTTGGAATACTGTCTCGGATTGCCATTAAGATGCATTCCTGCACAATCATTTCCAACTCTCGATTGTTTTTCTGGATAAGTAAAGGCGAGATGTTTTTCTCGAACAAATAGACGTTCATGTATACTTTGCGGGCAACGTGAATATATACTTTATGTATGAAATGGTCTAATTTTGGTATCGAAATGTCGATTTTCTTCTGTTTGTTACCTACACGAATACACGTCAATACTTTAAGTTGAATAATATGGACGCATGTAATCAGGTCTTCCAAATAACCGCACGAACTGCGTTCGATAATCCGTTTTCGTTCTTCTTCCACAATGACCGAATTCCATTTCGGGACACGACACAACAAATTCTGGAAAGTCATTAAATATTTGGGTGCTTCGTCGTTCTCGACACACATTTTCCACGATTCATTGAAAATCGAACGGATGCCTTCAATGACTAATGGCGTGAAAATCGAAACCAAACGACTACACCATTCGTTTTTGGCTTCTTGTAAATTCGATAATACGAAATCGTCCATTTTTCACAAAAGCAGTGTATATAGTATTTTTTATGGCGTGCTATTTAAATCCTTTATATCCTTTATTGTAAAAATATTTACTACAAACAATTTGCCTACAATAACCTTCGATGGTCACTTCGTATCTACCATCTCCGGTTCGTCCGGATGGCGTGTTAAAACGCCATCCAGACACGCCTTTTGCGGTAGCTAAAGCGCAGTCGATTCCTCGAACACCTACCTCTACGAGTCCGGCGTTCTCACAATTTACTACGCAACTCCTTCGTCGTTACTTCGCAAATACTACAAAAACTTATAAACAAGGCAATTCGAAATTCGAACAAAACATAAAATGA